TTTGATAGTACGAAAAGTTATTTTATGTCCTTTTCTCCAAGCAAAACCTCTTACTGCGTCAACTATTTTATAATCATTAACCATAAAAGATTCTCCTGGTTTCATATTAACCATAGCTTTTATATATTCATCATACTTGCTTTGATGAGATATAGGAATATCTTTTTCAATCTCTATCATTTTCTATATACCATTTGTATAATTCTTCTTGTAATCCATAGTTTTTTTCAAATTCTTTAGGGTTTCCATGATACTCGATCATGTGATGTTGATAACATAAAGGTATAAATTTATCTGATTTTAAACCCATACCTGTCTTTACTCTTAAATGATGTATCTGTGGCTCACTCCATATACCCATTTTTTTACACACAACACACCCAAAATTAATGGCTCTTTTATACCTTTCCCTTATTTCTTTGTTAGGTTTCTTTGCCATTAGAACTCTCTATTTTTTTCTGTTGCCACAAATACCTTTTCTTATCATAAAAGGGTTTATTTTTTTTTGTTTGCCTTTTGTTTTTGGTTTATCAACAACGCAAACTTTTGTTGTGTATTTCTTCATTTAAAATTCCCTTATCTGCCTGACCACAGATGTTTGTTCTTGTTGTCTTGAAATATAATTGCTACCTCTTAAACTAATATTATCTTCTTTGATTTTCCTAGCACATCTGCTGATAGATTCATATTTAGATAATTCATCGATTCCTAAAATGGTCATAAAGTCTTTGCTGCCTTGATATCCCATATTGTTTAATTGCATATACCAAACCATAGCCACAAGTATATTATCGTGATCCCTAGCTATTGGTTCTTCTTCTAACACTCGGTAAACCAAGTCTTTAATTTTTAATATATCCATCACGTTCTCCTGTTTTGTTATGGGTAGGTTTGAGGAGATACCCACTCCTTGTTTTATTTGCGGCTCACTCCATCAATTTTACTTTCTACTTCCCAATATGTCATATCACCTGATAAAACTTTTTCAAGATATTGTCTCTTTAAATCAGAAACAATTTCTTCAATGCTTTTATCGTTTTCGGTATTATGATAAATGTTTGTAGCTTCTGCCAATAACTCATCTGCCATGCGTTCAAACATTTTATCAAGATATATTGCGATTCTATCCGCGTTATATCTGTTTTCTTTTTCTTGAAATGTCATTTTTTTTCCTCACTCCAACTTAATTGTTGGGATAATTCATTATAACAGAATATTTCTTTATTGTCAAACCCCTTGATTTCATTGACCTGTAGACTAACTCAAATGTTCGTATAATTTCCTTTCAAGTCTTTTGTTTGAATTTACACTCCTGAATAAATCACATTCTATTTCTGACACCTTTAACGACCACCTCAATTTCTGTATATCTCCCCTTAATTGAGCTATTTTGCCATTATTTTCTACAACTAGCTTACAGGTACGAGCCGAGTGTTCACGATCTTTTATCGTTCCCTCAGCACTTAAAAATGCTTGGCTCTCTAATTCTTTGGTTTTGCTCTCTAGTAAATCCAAACTTGTCGTACATTTTCCTAATTCTTCACTTGTTGATCTCATGTCAGCTACCAATTCCTCTATCTTGCTATCTCCTAAACTAATCATTTATCTCTCCTTTAAATTCATCATAGGTTTTTGCTTTTGAATCATATATCGCATAAACCTCATCAAAATATGGATTGCTTGGTGATGAGGGATAACCTTTAATCTTACTTTTTAGGTTAATCTCATTTATCCTGTTGTCTTGCCAAGATTCTTTTTTACTTATCATATTGACCTCGCTTCTACCCATTGTCTTTCAAATTCTTCAAAATGCTTTGAGCTAAATTGCATATCTTTTAACCCATAATCATTTCTTACCTTATTAATTTCTACCATATATTTTTGAAAATCACATAAAATGTTATCATGCTCTTGTTCTACATGGTCTTTGTATTCAGACATTTTATCTTCTCCTTTTTTATTGTTAATTCTATTCTATAATTATTCCCATTTTCTTCATCTTCAACATAAGCATGGTTTATACTTATGCCATGTTTTTTTACTAACTCGTTTATTTCTGATAACAATAAATCTGCTAAATCTACATTTGGAAAATCATAATCCCATGATACCCAATACTCTCTCGGCTTATCATTCCATGCGTTAGTTTCTACTGAATGTTCTTTATACTCATTCATATCTGCTTCTCCTTTTTTATTAAAAATTCTATCAAACTCTTTGTTAAATTTAGCCTGATCTGTAATTCTATTTTTATCACCTTTACTCATATAATTTATTTTCTTGTTTTGTTGTTCATTATGTGATATTTATTATATTTTTCTTTTACTACTATTATAGTAGTTTTCTTGTCCTTGTTTTTGTTTTTCCCTGTATTATATATATAATATACACCTATTTCACATTCCATATACAAATGAAACCATACTTTTAAAGAATAAACAATATATTTCTTTCATATATACCAATATATTTCTTTACAAATACAGTTAAATCACATAATATCTTTATATGAATAAAACAAAAGGAGTTTTTATGAGATATATAATCGTTCAAGAGAGTAATTATGGTTCATTCTATGTTGGAAATGACAATAATTGCATAGAAGATAAGCAAAAAGCAGAAAACCTAGCTAATGCTATGCAAAAGGTTGCTGATCTTAAAGAGGGTAATAAAGCTAAATATCATGCAGTAGAGATACCTCAAGCTAAACTAAAGGTGGCTATCAATGAATAATCCTGAAATGATACCACAAGAGATATCCAAAAGTTCTCTAACATATAAAGAGGTTTGGGAAACTTTATCAAAAATAGATGTTAGTACCTACTTAAACACTAAAGGGCAGTTTTCTTATCTGTCTTGGTCTTATGCTAGGGCAATTTTGAGCCATTTTTACCCACAATATAGGGTTATTTGGCTACCTAGCGAGAAGTTTGAAGATGGCACTATGATGTTGCATTGTAGGGTAGAAATAGACCATTTAAGTAGGGAACATTGGCTGCCTGTCTATGACAATAAATACAATGCGATAGCAAATCCTAATGCTGATGATATTCAAGACAATATGCAAAGATGTTTTGTTAAAACTGTTGCTCTTTTTGGTCTTGGTATTCAAGTATTCCACAACGGATCAGGCACACCTGAAGAATTAGAGTTAGAAAACCCTAATGAAACGAGTAAAGAGCAATTAGCTAAAGCATTGATATTAATAGATAAATTGGAGATTCAAGATGAAAAATCTAAACCTAAGAAGTAGCCAATTTTCTAATTATATTTTTGGTCAGTACCACCCAAGAAAAGAAATGTTGGAATTACAATTACAAGGCAAAGAGCCACAGATTCCAAGCCACATGATGAAATATGTTGCTCATGGAAATCTTAACGAGAAAATGGGAATAGGTTTTTATGTTAAACATTTTAAACAGATACCCAAAGACTATCTCAAAGACCAACAAAACTACATCATTCAAAATTGGCTTAACTTACCTAAAGGCAAGGAAACTGTAAGTATTTCCACAACACCTGATGGGATTTCACAAGATGAAAACACAATTATAGAGGTTAAGTGCTCAATGCGAGATAAGTATGAGCAGTTTAACAAATTATGGTTGCCACAAGTCTATGGGCAGCAACACATTTTATCTTCTCTAGGTAAAAAAATAGAGAAAACTTACTTAATAAACTATACACCAATAGTTTGCAGAATATGGCAAGTTGATTATAACCAAGACTTTATCAATTATCTAATCAGCAATTTAAGTGAGTTTGCAGAATGTTTACTTAAAGGCAAGGCAAATGGTCTTGCTGATAAGCCTGAACAATTTGAGGGCAATATTGACGAGAGTATTAAATTAATTAAGGAGTATAAATATGGAAATGACTAAAGAGCAAGAAGATCAAGCTATGCAAGATATAGAAAAACAAAAAGTATTTGATATTTCAAGCAGCATTTATTTTGGCATTATCAGGCATTTAGACATTGAGGATCAGATGATAAAAGATAATGGAGATAATACTGAAAACACAGAACAAGGCAAAGACCTTTATTTTACAATAGAGGGAATTGTTGCAAAAGAAAAAGGAATAGACTTATAAATAACTTAAAACAGGAGAAGAAGTAATGGCAAATAAAATAACACACATTAAACCAAAAATTCAAAGAGGGTTTATAACAGGCAACCCATGGCAAGATTTAATAGATGAAATGAAAAATTTTTATGATCCATTGGCAGATGATGATTGGACACAAAAGAAACTAAAAACTGTCGACCATGCCTACATACAATCTATTTTAGCAGTAGATACTATTTTAAAAAGACAAAGGAAAGAGATTAATAAAAAAATAAAAGCAATAAAAACAGCATTAAATTACATAAAGGAGAACAGATAATGGCATACGATAATAAAAAAGAATTTGCTAGTGGATTATTTATTAATAGTACACCTCTAACTAGCAACATTGAAACGAGCAAAGAAAATTTTGTTTTCTTTAGAATTGGTATAAACAAAAGAGAATTAATGGATTATTTGGAGAATAAAGACGCAAATGATAAAGGGTTTATCAATCTTGATGTTAAAAGATCAGCAGACGGATTAAAATTCTACGCAGAAGTTAATAACTACAAGAGAGAAGATAACCCAATAGAACAAAATAGAAGTGGAGAGCCAAAATCTATCTCAAAACATTTACAAGATTTTGAGCAAAAACAAAAAAAAGATGAATGGGAAAAATCAAAAGAAGATAAGTCTTTTGATGAGCCACCATTTTAATAATAAAATTTACAACAAGGAGTAGAAATGACAAAAGAATCTTATTATGAAAAAAACAAGGAAAAAATTTCTCTTTATGAGAAAAAACGTTATAGAGAGCAAAAAGAAAAGTTTATCGAAAGATCAAAAAAAGCATCTATCAGGGGTAGATTAGCATATGAAATGCTATCAAAACCCAAGAAATTAGAGGTTGATAGAGAAATTGAGAAAATATTTGGTGAATTAACTTGACGTAAACAAAATATTTCTATATTGTTTAAGACATGGATAGATAGGTAATCGAGTAAGAATATCGCCTATCTATCCTGAATTAACAAGGAGATATATTATGGAATTATTTATTGATGAATGGACAGGGATAACTACCCCAAAAGGAGAGAAAATTGAGATTCATCTTCATAGTGACGAAGATGATGATTCAAAAATTAATATACTTTTTTATGATTATGAAGATTGTGAAAAGAATGGATATCTTCATTTTGAAGAAAGAACACTAAAAGTAAAAGACATTGAGATTCATTTTCATAGTAAAGAAGATTTAGAAGAATAAATTAACAAGGAGATATAAAATGGAAATAAAATTCGAAACTGATACAGATTTGGTCTTTGATGTTTGCGACCAAGTTGTAAATTCATATCAAAAAACAACAGATTTGTTTAATGATTATATGTATATGTATAGCATAGGAGCTACGCATTACTTTAAGCATATTAAAACAAGAGAATATATAAACATTGTAGCAACAATAAATTAACAAGGAGATATATTATGAACATAGATGAATGGATAGGAATAACCACACCTAAAGGCGAAAAGATAAATGTAAATATTAATACCGAAGATGATGCAGACGATAATGAGATTAGAATAGCTTTTTATGATACCAAAACTTTTGAAGATAACACAAAACAGGTAGGAGAACATTTTGATACGATAACGATTAATAAGGCAGATATAAGAAATGAATTAATAAAGAGATACAAAGATGAACATGACGAGGAGGTAGATAATAAATTATATCCAATTATTAATTCAATTCTATTCCCTAACAATGAATATACTATGAATGAATTTCCAAAACTATTTGGCAAGTATTGTGATATTAGAAATAATTTATGTGAACAAATAGAAGAACTAAAAGAATTAACAAGGAGATATAAATGACTAAAAAAGAAATAAAAAAAGAGTTTGAGAAACTTGGTTTTATATTGAGCCAAGCATGGCATAAATTTACAAAGTCAAGCAATGGTCAATATTGGTTTGAAATAGAACATGAGTTAATGACTAGTCATGGCTACTCATATACAGATGAGTGCGAATGGATTAAAGAAGTAAATGGGAGTGTTTACAATTTTGGTCAATTTTGATAATAAACTAACAGTAAGTATTTTCCTCACAGGATCACAGGGAAGTGATCCATTCAATCATTCATTCATTCAATCAGTTAGCCAAAACTAGCCAAATTCAATCAATCATAGCTGTTTATTCAATTAAATCTAAGATGTAGCAATTAAATCTTAGCTGCAGTTAATTAAATCTTAGCTGTAGTTAATTAAATCTTAGCTGTAATCTCTAATATTAAGCATATTATAAGCGGGAATAAATTAATAGCAATCAATAGAAATATTTCTTTACATATTAATTAAAATCATGCTTTAATAAGATAACTAATAAATATATAAGGTTAAATAGTTATGAATGAGAAACAATTAGAAAAAGCTAAAAACAGAATTAAAGAGATAGAGTTGTTTTTAAATAATAATAGAGATTATAGCAAATTTGATTCTAGTGCATTATTTAATGAAAGATCAGAATTAAATTTTAAAATACATAAACAAAATGTATCTGCAAGGTTTGGCAGTGATAAATATTATCAAGCATGGCAGTGTTATGATTTTTCAGAATATATCAAAAATAACGGCTTTAATAGATATAAAGCAAGTGAAATAGAAAATATATATTTTTCAAAACATAGTATAACAATTAATGGATCAACGGATATTAAAAGATTTAAAACAGCCAAAGAAATGTTTGCATTTGTGCAAGGGTTTAATGAATCTATTTATCAATTAAAGGTAAAATCAGCATGAATATAGATAAAATGATTGAATATATAAAAATATCAAATGGCAATGGCAAAATGCAAGATATCAAGAGTATTAATACAAATACTATAACAAATAATTATTGTATGACTAAATGCACATTTAAGGGTAAATGCTATAGTAAAAAACATATTAAAAGATTTACTAATAATTCTACCGCATGGCAGTTAAATTCAGATAAATTAAGTCAATCAATAATAGATTATGATCTATTGCCCAAATTTTATAATACAAATTTTGTTAGATTCCATAGTCATGGAGAATTGATCAACGATATTCATTTAATAAATTTCATGAATATATGCAATAAAAATGAAGATGTTACTTTTACACTTTGGAGCAAAAGACATGATATTATAAAAAAGCATTTTAAAAACCACGAAAAACCAAAAAATCTAATACTAATATTTAGTAATTCAAAGTTTAATGATCCTATGGATAAAATACCGCTACATTTTGACAAAACATTTAACGTTATTAACAAAGATAGCAATATAAAGGCGAATTGTAGTGGTAAATGTAAAGATTGCATGATTTGTTATACATTAGGCAATAAAGAAACGCAAATAATTGAGGTGATAAAATGAGAACATTAAACAAAAAACAAAAGACAATAATTGAAGATTATTATAAAAATAATATAAGTTTAGCATTTATTGATAATTCTTTGATTATAAAACTTGAGAATATCAATGATTATGAAACTTTATTACATGATGCTAATAATTATTATGATGATCTAAAAATGAAAACCAAAAAAGAAAAACTATATAATAGCGACTATGCAAAATTTAAAAGAGGTGAATTATGACAATTAGAAGTAAACATAATGATTTATTTAATTATTTTTTTTGTGAACATAACGAGTTATCAAAAGAATATCTAAAAAAATGTAAGCATTTTCTAGAAAATCAATTAAATAATAATAAACCAAAAACAAAAGAATTTAACCTAGATCAATATAAAACTGATAAATTGACTCTAGATTATTTAAACAAAAAACATTCAAATGAGGTGAAAAAATGATAAAAATCGAAACTATATTAAAAGAAATGAGTATTTTAGAGGATAATAATCCACTATTGACAGTAACTAATCAATTTACAGGCTCTAGTATTAAATTAACGCCTAAAGCTGAGGGCCTATATTCTTATATTATAGGTTGTGAGTCAATGCAAAAATGGGATAATATGCAAGTGGCTATATCATACTTCAGAAAACATTATCCTAAAGAATATATGATATTACTCGATTAATAACCATATATAAGGAGTAAATGACATGAAAAAGCAAGATAAATTAATACAAATTAATCCGATACAATATCAATATAAAAATTATCTTATTGATACTGCATACGATAATAAACAAAATGAGTATTTTGTAATATGGTCGCCTGATCTTACTGATATAGTGGGAGAAGATTTCAAAACCATAGAAAAAGCTAAAATATGGATAGATCAAAATACAAATAACCATATATAACCATAAGAGCCGTTGGAATTTCTAACGGCTTTTTTAATGCCTAAAATATCAACGTGATATTATAAGCGGCTACTAACAAAATGCTAAAATATGAGCTATTACGAGCTGCAAAAATGCCACGATCAAAAAAAAGCCTAGAAATAATCTAGGCTTTAATATAATAATAATTTCTATTCTTGATAATACTTAGTTTTATATTCGATTTCTTTCCATACGATATCTTGCCATATATCATAATAAAGATGTTCAAAGGCTCTAGCAAAAGACGGCATATCTACATCTGACGCACTATATCCCAAGTCTATGAAATCTTTATCTATACATTCTGAATATAGCAATTCATCACTAAATCTGTCTTCCGTTGGTCTCATTGATTCCTTGCAGTATGCTTTCCAAGCTCTTATCCGTTTCTTAATATCTTTTGTAGCATGAAAAATAATATTTAATCTTCTTTGGTTCATTTTATCCTCGTTGTTTTGTTTTATGATCTTATTGATCTTGTTATTTTTTTTGATTGTTATAACTACAATATTTAAAAGATAAGAAATATTTTTGTATAAGTCAAGATATATTACCTGTCTAATAATAAAATAACACTGGATCGACTCGGCTAAAAGACTCTATAGCCTTTATCTGCTATACATACATAAAGAAGATATAAGTAATATATAGTTATTATAGTCATTAGACTTATAAGGGTATTCTTATATAGGTTTATTATGGTATTGAGAATAAACTATTATAGTTGCTAACTCTCTCCCTAAATAAAAATAAGATACCATAAGAGCCATTAACAGAAATAATATAGTGATCTACTACTAATGTAGTAGTAAGTCATAACAAGTCTATTATAGGATCATAAGAAAATAAGAATATTAATGAATGATGATGTGCAAATAAAATAGAAACACACGCGATAAACCCCCTTGCCCACGCGTGATTATATATATAGTCTCACCCAAACTATGGTGGGAAATATAAGACCATTAGCACTCACTAATATACTACATATAGCCCTATTCAATCTAATACACCACAAGATGTTGCGTTTTATTTTAAAAAAATATATAATTTGAGGTGGAGTATTATGTCTAAAAACAAAGAGAGTAAACTTAAACTGGTTGGGGAAAGAAAACCTATATCCCCAAAATTAAGGTTTGAGGTATTTAAAAGAGATAACCATAAATGTCAATATTGTGGTGCTACCCCAAGAGATGAGGGAGTTGTTTTGGAAGTAGATCATATTGTGCCTGTTTACGAGAGTGGGGATAATAGCTTTGAGAATCTTATTACTTCTTGCAAACAATGCAATATCGGCAAAGGTAAGAGAAAAATTACAGATAAAAATTATATTTCTTTAAAAGAAAAAGAACTTAAAGAAACAGATGAAAAAAGAGAACAACTCAAAGCATATCTAAAAAGCAGGTTAGATAAAACAGAAGAAATTAAACCCATAATTGATTATATTAATCATATTATTGAAATAAACACAGGTTTTAAGATTACTGTAGCCGACCATGTGGTAAACGAATTATTAAACCTATATAAAAAACTAGATATGCAAGAATTTGTTGGAGTAATTGAAGATACAGATTTCCCTGATATCCTGTTTTCACAAACTGGTATTACAAAAGAAGAAAAAGCTGAACATAACGCAGGTTCGTTCATAATCAATATAAAAAATAATTTAAAAAAATTTATTAAAAAGAAAAAACAAGGGGTTGTAAGCCTGTCTGGTTATCTTAGAGGAATATTGAAAAACAGGACAACAGGTTGGGAAGATGTGTGGGAAATAAACAAAGATATAAACAATATATTAAGACCTATACCAGCTAGGGAAGATAAGATAAAAATATTGCAAGAAAAACTTATACCTTTGGCAAAAGAAATACCTCAAAATAATGAATATTCACAATGTTATCTTCAGTTAGAACAAATATGCAAAACAACGACAGAATTCAAGAGATTCTAAAAACTCTTAATAAACGACAAGAGGAAAATAGATTAAACTACTACCAACCCTACGAGTTTCAAAAAAGGTTTCATAAAGCAGGTTCTGAGTCCTCTCAACGGCTTTTGAT